CTCTTCCGTGATAACACTGAGGTAGCCGGGAATCTCTATGTTTTCTCCTGGGGGTAGTTCTTGTATTAGTTTGCGGTCGTCTTGGTTCATGTTTATTTGTTCCATGCATTAGTTTACGCGAATATAGCACACTATTTTAGTTTGTGTTTTTATCTTTTATTTTAATACACAATGGATTTTAAGCACATGCTTGTAAAAACACAGGTGTGCTTAACGCTAAATTGTGTTTTAAGTAGCCCAAAGACGGGACACAGTTATTGTAATCAAAGGGTTAGGTGTTATTTACTCAATTACTTATAAATTTGAGTAGTATTTAAATCTTTAGGTAGAATCACCACAATAAGAATAAAGTAATGTAGCTACATACGCGTTGTTGTTGTATTCTTTTTTTATTTTTATACAGTTCCGTTCTTATATATAATTAATTAATTAATTAATTGAGTATATATACCCCCTTAAAATAGGTATGTCTTTGATCCTAAAGGGAAAAATTTTACTCAAATGAGTACTCAAAATGTTTTTCTGTTTTGAGTATCACACACAAGATACTGATTTTAAAGGACAATATTTAAGCACATCAAGGTAAATTTGTAAGTACCCTCACTACTTCTTAAGCACACCCGCCCGCCTTGTTGGGCGATTGGCGAAAAATCGCAATGTAGGGTAGACTTTGACTTTTATGGGCGTAGGTTATGGCGGATTCCACAGGAAAAAAGAAACTGACAACAAAGGAAAGGCGATTCGTTGAAGAGTATTTGATTGATTTCAACGGAACCGCCGCCGCGATTCGTGCAGGATATAGTGATAGAACTGCCGCCAATATCGCCAGTGAGAACCTAAGAAAACTCCATATTCAGGCCGAAATACAAGGAAGTCTGCAAAATTTGACTAATAAAACTGACATAACCAAAGAACGAATCCTGCTCGAAATGCGCCGCTTAGCTTTATTCGATGTGCGCTCGCTCTACGATGAGAACGGACACCCACTGCCGGTTCACCAGCTCAGTGACGATGCCGCCGCCGCTATCAATGGAATAGATGTGGTCAGCATAGGTAACGCTGATGTGGGCATTGGGCAGGTGATGAAGTACAAGATACCAGATAAAAATAAGGCACTAGAGTCCCTTGCCAAAATCCTTGGTTATCTGGATAGAACAACGGAACTCGAACGCCTGCAAACCGAGAAGCTGAAAAAGGAAATCGAAGCGCAATTCGGAGACGAAACACCTTTTGAACCGTCAACCATCATAATCGAAGCACATGACGCGCGAAATACGGATTAGGGCAACCATACCGCAATCCCGTTTCTTGGCCATGCCGCACAAGTTCCGCGCGTATGTGGCGGGATATCGTGGCGGCAAGACTTACGCCGGGAGCATGGCGCGCTGCATCCATCACCTGAAGTTTGGGCGCATCAATTCGGGATATTTTGCCCCTACCTATTCACACATTCGGGACATTTTTTACCCTACAATTGAAGAGGTGGCATTTAACTTCGGGATCAAAGTGGACATAAAAACCTCAGACAAAGAGGTTCACTACTTCCGAGGTGGTAGGCAGATTGGAACAACTATCTGCCGGTCAATGGACAATCCTGGGCGAATAGTTGGCTTCAAGATTGGTGACGGCATGCTTGATGAGTTTGACGTCATGCCGATGGATAAGGCAATGTATGCATGGCGCAAGATCATTGCTCGGATGAGTTATAAGCAAGATGGCTTGCGCAATGGTTTGGATATAACAACAACGCCCGAAGGTTTTCTAGCAACGCATAAACTGTTCGTCGAGGAACCGAACAAAAAGCCGGAATTGCGGGAGAACTACGGCCTGATTCAGGCCAGCACCTACGACAACGCCGCGAATCTTCCTGATGACTATATCCCTTCGCTGCTGGAAGCGTACACGCCCGAGCTTGTTCTGGCGTACGTTAACGGCCAATTCGTCAATCTGAAGTCAGGCACAGTCTATCGATATTACAACCGAACAACACACAACAGCATAGAGACGATACGCCCTACTGGTGAAAAGTTGATCATCGGCATGGACTTTAACGTACAAAAGATGGCCGCGTGTATCTTCGTTGAACGCGGCGAAGCGTGGCACCAGGTAGCCGAATTGAAAGAACTGTTTGATACGCCTGACATGATCCGGGTTTTGAATGAACGATACCCGGCAGCGAAGTTCAGAAGGATTGTGTACCCGGATGCCAGCGGCGGAAGCCGGGATTCGGGCAATGCGTCGATTACCGACTTGCACCAATTGCGATTAGCTGGGTTTGAGGTCAGATCGCACGCAACTAATCCCTACGTCAAGGATCGGGTGAATGCAGTTAATACGGCATTTGTGAAAGGAAAATTGTTTGTGAATGCGGCCTTGTGCCCGGTAACTGCCGGGTGTCTTGAGAAACAAGCGTATGATGCTAATGGGGAACCGGACAAAAAGAGCGGGTTTGATCATCAATGTGACGCATTTTCTTATCCGGTGGCATACGAAATGCCTATAATCCAATCTTTACGAAAAGTCAGCGTGGGAGGTGGTCTGTGAGTTTTTTACATCCGCAATACGAGAAGATGCAACAACGGTGGAAGGATGCGCGAGACGCTGCTGACGGTGAATATGAGGTTCACGCTGCGCGCGAGGAACATTTGCCACGGCTGAATATGGAAGCAGATGACGCATACAACCTACGGTTAAAAATGACTCCCTGGTTCGGCGCGACGTGGCGAACAATAATCGCCCTGCGTGGGATGATTTTCCGCAGACCGCCAGACATTGAAGTACCGGACAGTATAGAACCGTTGCTGACGGACATCGATAACGCGGGAACCTCTTTTACGTCCTTTGCCCAAAAAGTAGCGCTTGACGATCTGATCGTTGGCCGGGTTGGTGTGTTGGTTGACTACACGCCGGTTGCCGAAGGTGCCACGGTAGCGGATGCGCAGAATGTGGGCGCAAGGCCATATCTGTGCATGTATGCCACCGAGAATATTTTGAACTGGGAATACACTAGCACGGGCGGGAAGCGGCAGCTATCCCTTGTCCGGCTGCGAGAAGACCCGGCAGGGTATCCCGAGGTTGAATTGAAGGACGGGGAAGAATTGCACAAGGTATTGGTGTTGGAACAAGGTCAGTACGTCCAATACCTTTATCAAATCAGCACGGCATCAGGAAAAGAAACGATTGTTGGTGGTTGGCCAAGATACCCAAAGCGAAACACACAACCCATTCCATTCATCCCGTTCCAGCCGATTGGTGTGGATTCCTTGGAGTGCAAGCCAGAAATACCACCGCTGATGGATTTAATCACGATGAACTATCACCACTACGAGCAGAGTTCCTCGTATGAGCGCGGCTGCTTCTTATCGGGGTTGCCTACGCTGTTCATCTATGGTGATGCAGGTGGAGAAGACGGCTCGAATACAGTATATTTGGGTGGATCGAAGGCGAACGTGTATCCGAATCCACAGACCAAGGCCGAATTTGTGGAAGTTCAAAGTAGCTTTGAGGCTTTGCTTAAGAACATCGAGAAGAAAGAATTCCAGATGGGTGTTCTCGGTGCCCGGATGCTTGAACCAAGAAACGCCGGGGTGGAATCCGGGGAAGCCTGGAAGCGGAAGCAAGCCGGGGATGAGTCGGTGCTGGTGGATATGTCCACGACGCTTTCCGAAGGTATGACTAATCCTTTGCGCTGGATGGCCTGGTGGCTTGGGCAGGAAGACGATGAAGAAACGAAGGTAGAATTCAACAAAGAATTTATGCCGCCGAATGTGGATTCGGCGTTGCTCACATCTTGGATGACGATGTACATCCAGGGTGGAATGAGCTGGAAAACGCTGTTCTACAATCTTGATCGTGCTGGGATGTATCCGCCAGGAACAAAAGAAGAAGACGAAAAGGGTATGATTGAAGAAGGTACGCCGGGGATGGGAACTTTACCGACAGGGGGAAGCAGCAATGGGGGAAGTGATACGGGTACAGTTTCAGGACAACCAGATAGCGGAAATGGAGAAGGCAACGGCCAAGCTGGATCGGGAGATAGCGGAAGCAATTGACAAGGCGAAAGAGGATAATATTCCGATGGGGTTAGTGGTGGCGCTACTTCAGGGGCACTTGTTTATTCAAACACAAGAAATGATTGACGATGGCAGGGATTAGTTGATGACAACAATCGCGTATAAAGATGGGGTTATTGCGTGGGACAGCCGAGTGATGGCGAGTAATCTAATTGTAGATGATGACTATGACAAGCATATTGTTATTGCGGATATTCATTTCTTTGTTGCGGGCGCAACAGAATTTAGTGAGGATTTTTGCAATGCATATGCGGCAAGAAGCCCAACAGTGAAAGATATGGAGGTTAGTGCGATTGTGGTGGAGGCGAATGGGAAGCTGTTCAAATCTTCGGTAGAAGAAAGTGGGGGACAGTTTAGAATCTGGCGGTCACCCTACAGGCAGGGCTGTCCGCCATTTGCGTTAGGGAGTGGCCGTGATTTTGCGATTGCCTTTATGGACATGGGACTAACTGCCGAAGAGGCAGTGCAACGTGTTATGAAGTTTGACGCGGCAACCGGGGGCCGGGTTCATACGTTCCAGATACCGGTTGCTGCACAGCACGTCTCAGTATAATGTCAGAAATTAACCCAAAACTTCTCGACAAGATCATCCGCTTCCAGGTCGATCTGCGTAGGCTTGAAGCCAGTGAGCGCAAGAAGATCGAGAAGATTGTCAAGCAGATCGAAAAGGGAGTGCTTGCCCGATTGTCCGGGGAGGAAGTAGTCACGTTCAATAAGCGCAAGTTGTCCGCCCTGCTTACCTCAATCTCGGAACCGGTATCTGAGGCATTTGCCCAAATGCAAGACATGGCGGCTGAAACGTTGGACGGGGTTGCAAAGCTGCAAATAAAGACGGCGGCGGCGAACATTGACGAAGTGTTTATCGGGTATAACGCTGCACTGCCCACGGCTGCGGTGATCTCAGGAATCACGGCCAACACTCTGATTAACGGCGGGCCGCTCGCTGATTGGTGGGCAAAGCAAGAATCTGACACAATCTTCAAGTTTTCTTCCGCGATTAGGCAAGGCATGGTGCTGGGGGAAAATAATCAGCAGATCGTGCGAAGGATTATCGGCACGCGGACACAGCCAGGATTGCTTGACCTTACCCGAAACAATGCCAATGCTTTGGTGCACACAGCAATTCAGACAGTAGCAAACAATGCAAGGCAAGCTGTGTATGAGCAGAACAGCGATGTGATTCAGGCTTTTTCTTGGTTTTCCGCTATGGATTCAAAAGTTTGCCAGCAATGTATGGCGCTGTCCGGCAGAGAATGGAAAAATGATAAAGGCAATACACCCATTGGGCACAGCGTACCGTTCCAATTACCTCCGATTCACTTCAATGATCGATGTGTACTGCTGCCGGTCACTAAAACGTTCAAGCAATTGGGCTTTGGCTTCGGCTTCAGTCTTTGCTGACTCTAGCGCTGATTTCTGCTTTTCAATGCGACGATTAACTACTTCATCCATTTTTCCCGCAGCAATCAATTGCGCCTCTTCGTCGTTCTCGAACTTGGCCAAAAGCTGTCTAGTTTTTTCAGGGTCAATTCCTTTAAACTTTTCCAGCTCACCGTCCTTTAACTTAAGCTTACCCAAAAGCTCCTTGTTCTTGGCATCCAAGCCTGATGTCGCCGCCGAAACAGCCGTAGCCACCGCAGCATCAATTTGAGCTTGAACTTCAGGGGTAATTGTTGCACCTCCACCCCCACCACCGTCCCCGCCTTCAGCGGCCATCTGTAGTACGTGCAATCTTTTAGTAAACATT